CTATCACCCATTACTTTAGTCTTTCCGACTGCATCTACATATTTTACATTACCTACAAAAGCTCTTTGATTAGCTACTACTGCTGTCTTATATCCGTATGCTGCATCGTAGAAATGTATAGCGTGCTCATTAGGTGCAAAACCATTTATAGTAGAATATGTTTCTATGTTCGCTTGTTTTACTTCATAAGCCATAGTTCCAGTAGCATCATTTCTTGTATCATTAGTTATTGCATAATTTGTTTTAGCATCAAAAGCATCAAACTCATCAGTTAAAGATATTCTTGAACCTTGTTCAAAATCAATATCAGCAAGCAATACATACTCTTCGTCACCAACAGTAAGATTTCTTAAATATATTCTAAGACCTTGTATAAATTTTTCTTGTGTAGCTGTATCTAATACATTATCATCTATAGATATTTGAACTAATGGATACTGACCTTCTGTTATATCTAAATTAGAAGACCAGTTAGTTATTTTAGATTCTTGATTATTGTGATATACGTATGTTAATCCTATTGCATAGTTTCCTGGTTGCCACAACCCTTCTGTTCCTACTGCTGCTATACCTAAACCAATATCATTACCAACTACACTTCCATTTGATACTGAATCTGGTGTTCCTGGTGTAAACTGTGTAAATGTACCTACTGCTGGTGCAGCTAATCCACTTGTAAATAGGTGCATATTATCACCAAGAGTAGTATTATACATAGTATTACTATCACTTCTAGACTGTCTTATAAAAGCTTGTTTTCTTGTATCAGTATTAGCTTCAAAGTTTGTAGATGATATTCTTAGTCCACCGTCTGCATAATAATATACAGCTTTTACATTAGAACCTATGTCAGCAGCACTATCAAATTCTATTAGAGTAG